AACCCAAGACCACCAGGACGATAATGGCACTTACACAATTCTTTTTTGACGAGCAGTTACGTCGATTTTTACTTCAGTTTGCTAGAATTTTTAGTAACTTTGCGGTAGAGTACGGTCGTAATGAGGAAGGAACCGATCATACCTTAATTCGTGTACCGGTCAAGTATGGCGATTGGTCGCGTCAAGCTCAAACAGTATTGCAAAATAACTCGGCCAGTACCATGACCAGTACTCCACAAATGACATTTTATATTTCAGGATTAGATTATGATCGTCCACGTATTCAAGATCCTACCTTTGTCAGTAATATTTCTGTGCGTCAACGTACCTATGATGAAGCAACTAACAGTTATGAAACCACACAAGGCAACGCATTTACCATTGAACGATTAATGCCTGTGCCATATAAACTAACTATGAAACTAGATATCTGGACCAGCAATACTAATCAAAAAATGCAACTACTTGAACAAATTCTTGTATTGTTTAATCCCAGTTTAGAAATTCAAAGTACCGACAACTATATTGACTGGACTAGTTTAACTGTTTGCGAATTAGACAGCACACAATGGACTAGTCGCACAATTCCTATGGGCACAGAAAATCCCATTGATATTGCTACATTAACATTTAATATACCAATCTGGTTAACCAGTCCAGCCAAAGTTAAGAAATTAGGCGTGGTTGAACGTATTATTGCCAGCATATACGATGCCAACGGCGATGCTAGTATGGCAGTTACCGACAACGATTTGTTGCTAGGTACTCGTCAAGTGTTTACTCCGTTTGGCTATCAAACATTATTAATCGGCAACAAATTACAAGTACTGGCACAAAGTCAAGTAGTGGATCAACCCAACGAAAGTCTAGTGGCTCCGGATAGTCCTCCAAGCAATTTGCTATGGCACAATGTTATCAGTATGTACGGAACACTAAGAGAAGGTATTAGTTTGATTGCCTTGGAACAAGACGATGGCAGTGAAATATATGGTAGAGTTAGTTATGATCCAACCGATGATCGTTTTTTATTGTACGAAGTAGACGAAGCCACAGTTCCGGCAAACACACTAGATCCAGTCAATGCTGTTATTAATCCCTTGTTAAGTGGACCTGATGCTGGGTTGAGTCCAGCAACACTAGGTCAACGCTATTTGTTAACTGAAGCAACAGGTAATTTTGACAACTACGGAAATCCCAGTGCTTGGTTAGGTACCGGTGGTCAACCGTTGGTAGCCAAGGCCAATGATATTATAGAATTTGATGGCACAAGATGGGTCGTTAGTTTTGATGGCACATCAAGTCCTAATAACACACAATATGTTACCAATATTACTACAAGTCTACAGTACGAGTGGACAGGCACAACATGGATTAAGAGTTATCAAGGTCTTTACCCAGGAGGAACATGGAATCTAATCCTATAACTGCTGTAGGTGTTTGGTTCTATGCGGTGGCTACTAATCGATATTTGTATCTAATGCGTGACGATCGCAAGCATCCAGAATCCTGGGGATTACCTGGTGGCAAGGTTGAGCTTAACGAAACTTTGCTAGATGCATTAGAAAGAGAATGCCAAGAAGAAATTGGCAGTATGCCAGAATATCTAAAACTAGTTCCTTTAGAAAAATTTACTTCAACTGATGGTGGGTTTGTTTACAATACATTTTTCTGTAGTGTAGCCTCAGAATTTCAACCTATACTCAATAACGAACATTTAGCGTATGCTTGGGTGGCTTCTGGTGTTTTTCCAAGGCCATTACATTCGGGTCTATGGAGTACCGTGAACTTTGATGCTGTGCGTAATAAAATACAAACAGTTGAACAACAAGTTCAGACGTCGCAATAACCAACAAAATCTTGATAAGTCATGGTGTTAATATTGGCACGTTCTAACCAAAGATCTGGCATAATACTCGATTCGCCAATTAGGTAAAACTTAACACTATCGTAGGCTTTAAATACTTCATTGACATCATCAAACCATCGTGGATGATCAAACTGCATTTGTTTACTGTAACCTATTAAAAATATTTCTTTATGTCCATCAAACGCTGCCAAGTACACAGGTAACGCTGGCATGAGCAATCTTGGTGATTGAGGGATCAAATAAAAATCTCCAGGATTGGCAATACAATTTCTTGCCGTGGTGTAAACCACATTGTCTTCGTAATACTTGCTGTCAATTAATTTTTGTAGTACCTCTGAGTCGATATCAACCGAAAAGTCTAACCGCATCTCCTGAGCAATTTCGCCGGTGCCGTAGGTTTGTAATTTTAAACTACCCAGTAACCCACCACGATGCCGTTGTAAAATTTTATAATCAATGCCTTCTGGGTAAGAACTTTGCATACTATCTCGACTACCTATACAAACAGCGCGACCTGAAATATGTTGATTATCAATTGGATTAGCAATCCATTCGCGTTGTTCTGTACGCTTACCACCATCCCAGATAGTATTAACAATTACAAATTCGCCAGGATAATCTTGGCGATACCTTGCTTCCATTAGGTCCGCCCGACTGCTACTTCAATGGTGCCAACTTCTGTGCTGTTGTATGCTTCAAGAGCTTTGCCAATAATACAACCAGGTTGATAATTTGCGTTGTCTAGGCCGGTGGCTACTCCAGTAATATCGCTGGCAACCAGGCGGTCGCCTTTCTTAAATGTGCCAACTACTTGGCAAGGAACACGTCCCACTAGAGCAACCGCTACTACATGATTACCAGTCTGAGTAGCGTTCATCAGGTAACTAGGATTGGTACTAACAATACCGGCCACTGCTGTACTGTGACTAGATTGACTGGCCGTAACTTCTTCTGTGCCGCCGAATTCAATTACAGTACCAGGAGCATAAGTGGCGTCGGCCACATACATCTCGGCTAAGTCAGCATACTGGGCTGATGTTGCTTTGGCAAAAACAGTGTTAAAATATGTTGTGCTTGTGCCAATATTGCCAACACCGTTAGCGCCAGCATTATTGATGTTGCCGCAGGTCACATTGGCAGTGGATGCCAAGGTAATATTTCCAGTGATATTACCAGTAATTGTCGGTGCGCTTAGTGTTTTGTTAGTCAGGGTCTGTGCGGTTGTAACACCAACCATATTAAATCCGCCTACAGTTACGCCGTCACAGACATTTAGTATGTAATTAGTGGTATCTACAACCATTTCGCCCAGAGCGCCAGTAAAGGCTGCTACTTGAGATGATGATCCGCGTCTGTATTGTACTTGTGTTGACATGTTAGTTAGTTCCTATTCTTTATTTATTCCTTAATAATATGTTGCAAATTGCATCTAATATTAAGGAATTTCGCTTCCGTTAAAAATAATATCTTGCCCTGTTGAGTATCCGCAAGTCTGTCCGCCTGTAAAATCAGATGGGCTAATAGTGTAAGTAAAACGAACACCGCCAAGTCCTACGGATAAAACAGATAATGCATTAGGTGCTCCAGCACCACCGCCACCACCATTGAGAGATGACCCAAAACTTGTAACTGCAACAATTCCAGTTGGAGCAACTCTTGGTCTAACACTAAAATTAAAAGGAGCATAGCCTGTATTGGTGTTAATTGCTTGGCCTGTTGTATACGATCCTGTAGGTATCACTGGGCAATATCTCTGACATAAAATCAATTCACGCCCATAGTCACGATAATCAAACGGTGTAGCTACTGCGCCTTTTTCAAACTGCACTGATCCTACAACCAAGGTGCCCGATGTTTGTGCACCAACAGTAAACAATATTTCAATACCGGTTGTGGCTGCTGCTGGTACACTTATATTTGTGGAGTAAGTTGTTAGAGTACTGTTTACAGTAAATGTTCCTGTAGCAATTTGCGTCTTAGTTGGCGTAGCGATAGTACCAAATGTGTCTGCGGTATTGGCATAACTAGCGGTCCAGGTCACTGTGGTTAACAGGCTATCTGACAACTGAACCGATAATGTACAAGTAGAGTTTGCTAAGTCAATGCTGTTTTTCTGTTCAATACGTTGTCCAACGCCAATGGCTGTTACACTGGCGGCACCAGTAATTTGTAAGTTGTTTAGAACATTACCTGTACCAGCAATCACGTTGGCGGTTACGTTGGCTCCTGTAGAATATATAAACCAACGATCGGCTGTGGAGTATCCTGTGCTTGCAGTAGGCACAGCATTGCCAGAAACCACAACGGCGTTGGCACCACGTTGATATATGGTCATGCCACCGTTGATCAATCTATTCTTATAACCAAACGTGTTGACTGAACTTACTGATCCAGTAACTACTGTGTTGGCCGACGAGGTAACATTACCAGCTACACTTAGTCCACTAGCACTGCTAAATGTAGCAATTGCCGTAGGTGTTATAGAGCTTACGGCTGTAGTGTATATTTGTACATTTGTAGCACGACTAGTGTCGGTAAAGTTTTCTGCGGCCACAATGTCTAAACGACCAGTCGAAGTATTACCAAACTGTAGGGTTCCGTTACTGAATCCACGTGCGGTAAATTGAGCAATGGTATCACCTGACTGTGTTTGTGTTGGCGTAGCCGCTGTTCCGCGACTACTTCGTCCAGTAAACGCTACATAGGAACCAGTGCCAAATGCGTCTTGTGTGATGCGGGTGTTGGCTCCATTAGCACCCGATATGTGCAATTCTGTACCAGAGGTAGTGCTATTACCTACAAGCGTATAAGTTACAGTTTGTGGGTTTCCTAAAATAGTAAGTTCAGCATCAGGTGCAGAGGTACCTATACCAATGTATCCGTTGGCACCAGTGAC